TATAATTACCGCTTTCGTTTGAGCATTAGTCATTTCGTTATATGAAAGAACTCGAGAACGCAAAGGTACATCGTGGTGGTCGTAAGGATACCAATTGTATCTTATCCGTTCGTTCTGTTTCGCCTTTACGTTGTAATAATGGAATAACCAATCAATTTCCTTCATTAATGTTCTATTCCATTCCCCTTCGTAAAACCATCCGAGGTCGTGATGAAAGTATTGCTTATTGGGTGCGGTTACATATCGTTCCGTTTCCGGGTCGATTCCACCGTGTCCTAAATCGAAAATAATTAATCTGCTCATTTGTTGATTTGGCTTTGTAGGTTAACATATAAAGACCGGTAAAACGCTTCCCAAGGTTTTGTAATTTTCTTCTTCCCGTTTTTGTGGCGGATCATTTCGCTTTGTAAGTGTGGTGGTACATCCATTCCGGTTGAGATTAAGAATTGAATTACATCGCGTGGTTTCATTTGAAGCTCTTTGTAAATATCCGCTAATTCTTTCGAATCCATATTTTTTTTATTATTATTTGCACAATATACAACAAATTGTTTAGATTTGTGACGGTCTAAAATTATTAACTAAACCTAATTAGAATGAAAACACATTGGAAGAAAACAATGAATCCTAACTATCTTGGTGCGTATGCTCTCGAACCAAATCAAGATATGGTTGTGGAAATTACAGAGGTAAAGACCGAATCCGTTATGAATGCGGATGGAAGAAACGAAGAATGCCTTGTTGCACATCTAAAGGACCAGAAACCTTTGATTGTAAACAAAACCAATGCGAAGGCAATCGCTAAAGTAGCCGGATCCAATTACATTGAGGACTGGAAAGGAAAGCAAATCGCGTTATACATATCTAATGTAAAAGCATTCGGAGAATTGGTAGAAGCGATTCGAGTTCGGACTGTTCCGCCTAAACCGAAATCGAAAAGGAAGTTATCCGATGACGATTTTAAGAAATTGGTCAAAGCCGTATCGGATGGAAGTTATCTCTTGGAAGATGCGGTTGCGAATTTTGTCTTAAATGATTCGCAGCGTTCCATTTTGTTACAAGCCTAAAAAAATATTTAGGTATGACTAAATTTCAAGATATTATAGAACAATGCAAATCCTATCAAAAGGTTTTGGTTACTGGTCCGCAACGAAGCGGAACTACATTTGCTTCTAAATCAATGGCGAAGATATTACGGTATAGGTTTGTGGATGAGGATGAATACCAGGTACACAATGAAAATGCATTTAATGACATTTTAAAGTTGAACCAAAAAATGGTTATTCACGCTCCGGCAATGAGTCATTTATTGCCATTGAATTTTAGCGATACCTTTGTGGTGTGGATGAAACGCAATATAATTGACGTAATCAAATCCGAAGACAAAATCGATTGGCATATACGCGAGTTCTGGAACGAAAAAAACAAAGCCATTAGGAAGTTCCCCTTCCATACATCGATTATTGATGCGTTTCCGAATAATAAGCTAATGAAGGATTGGATGTGGGATAATTTACAAAAGGTTAAGATGTATAACTACGCGGAACTTAATTACAAACATCTTCGCGAGTGCGAAGGATTTATTAAATCAAAAACAAAAAAATCAATTTGGAATGTTAGACAAACAAAATAAATCTCTTGAACTAAACCAGATGCGAAGAAAATTAAGAACGTATTCGAATCAAGATTATATCTTTATAAACTCTACTAATATCCATAGATACAACGCTATGTATAAGGTATTTAAGGAGATAACAATAAAAGGAATAGAACGAACCTTTGGTGTTCACAGATCAGAGTGGTTCAATATAGATTCCGCTTATCAAAAACCTAATTTGGTTATCAAGTCGCGGAAATGGTTTTGTTTTTTTATGAATTATTACTTTAATGTGGCAATAGTAGTTTACGCTAAAGATATAGGTTTATCGAAGTCCGGCGTAAAACATTATATTAATAATTTAGGTGAAGATAAATCTATTGAAACACGAGCCGAGTACAATCAAATATTAACTAACATATTCCTGACTGACGCAGAATTTGAAACAGGAATAAAAACTTATGAAGTATGAACGAGATAAAATACTTTTTTGACATTGAGCAAGGAACAAAAAAATGGTTAGATATTAGGATTGGGAAAATTGGTGGATCCGAATCTGAACCTTTGTCGGTTAAGGGGAAATCTGCAAATGGACTTGGAGTAAGTGTATGGAAATTAATGCACAAAAAAATTTACGAAATAATTATGAATGAAACACTTGACAATGATTTTATAAGTGAAGCTATGCAAAGAGGAACAGATTTAGAGCCATTTGCGCGTGAAGAATATGAAATTACTTCTTTTAACAAAGTAAATCAATGTGGCTACATAATTAATGAAAAATACAAATATGCTGGATACTCGCCAGATGGTTTAATTGGCGATGAAGGAATTTTAGAAATAAAATGCCCTTTGCAAGTAGAATACATACGAAGTATATGCGAAAAAGATGTTCCAAAAAATTATTACGCACAAATGCAATGGGGATTATTGTTATCTAATCGTAAATGGTGTGATTATGTTGTATTCAATCCAGAATTTGATTTAAAAAAAATACAAATACAAAGAATAGAACGAGATGATAAAGTATTGGATTTGATGGAACAGAATTATTATACTTATGAAAAAGAATTAGAAAAAAGAATTAATGAATTAAAAAATTAAAACAATGAAAGAAATTAATCAAGACTTAAAATTAAAAGAATTATTGGCTATTATTGAAAACAAACCAATAAATGAAAAGGTCATTTTAATTAATGAATTAAGGGAACTGATTCATAAAATATCCCCATTTAAAAAAGAACCAGTAGATTTTGTAAAATGGATATATAATGAAAATGTTATAGCAAATGACTATAATCCAAATAAGGTTGCACCACCAGAGATGCAATTATTAGAAGTTTCAATAATTAATGATGGTTATACGCAGCCGATTGTAACATTTCCTGATGGTGATAAAGTTACAGTAATTGATGGCTTTCATAGAAATAGAGTAGGGAAAGAAAGTTTAGTAGTTAAAGATAGAATACAAGGTTTTTTGCCTACTGTTATTATTAGACCAGAAGTAAGCGATAAAAATAGCCGGATGGCATCAACAATTAGACACAATAGGGCAAGAGGAAAACATCAGGTGTCTGCAATGTCTGAAATAGTTATGGAATTAAAAAATAGAAATTGGTCGAATAAAAGAATATCAAGGGAATTGGGTATGGACGAAGATGAAATATTAAGATTGTGTCAAGTTTCTGGTTTAGAAAATTTATTTAAGGATAATGATTTTAATAAGGCTTGGGTTTCAAATGATGATAATATTGATGATTTTAAAGAATTTTTAGGTGAAGTTGATGATGAAGATTATGAACATCATAAAATTCCAAATGAAAGTGATGTAAATAGAATATTTCATCCATATCAAGATTGGGAACTTATTAATTATAATTTTTACGGCAATGAACATTTAAAATGGAGTAAACTGCAATGTGAATACAAATACAAAGAAATTTTAGGAGACATTGATTTATTTAAGGAAACAATGCAAAATCTATCTAATGACTGCCCAAAAAGCTGCGAACACAATTTGACAAATAGAAGTATGAATAGAATAGCTTTTCTTGGTCAAGCATCGGTAGCGTATAAATATAAAATTCCTTGTATATATTCTTCTGGATTTCAATTATTAACAGATGAAGAAAAAATAGCAGCTAACAATGCAGCATTTGAGTTTTTAAATAATTGGCTTACAGATAGGGGATTAGAAAAAGTTACTTTAGACGATGCTTTATTGATTAACAGACAAGTAGAATTGTATTAATATGAAAAATTATATAAACATTTCAGTTTTAAAAGCAGCCCAAATTAGAATACAAAAATCATTTGATATTTTTGAAAAACATTATATTTCATTTAGTGGAGGTAAAGATTCAACCGTTCTATTGCATTTAGTAATGAATGAAGCCATTAAAAGAAATGTAAAAGTTGGATTATTTATAGTTGATTTGGAGGCTCAATATACTGATACAATTAATCACATAAATAATTGTATTAACATTTATAGAAATCACATTGATTTGCATTGGGTGTGTCCTGAATTATTATTACGAAACGCATTATCTAACTTTGAGCCAAAATGGACTTGTTGGGACGAATCTAATAAAAATAATTGGGTAAGAGATAAGCCACACAAATCTAAAAATATGTCTACATATCCATTTTATTATCCGCGTATGGAATTTGAAGAATTTATAGTTCTTTTTGGTGAATGGTATGCACAAGATAAATCAACTTGCGCTTTTGTTGGGATTAGAAGCGATGAATCTTTGCACAGATACAGAGCAATAATTAGCAATAAAACCAATGCAACAAAAAACAAATATAAATGGACTACTAAATTAAATAAAAATTTATACAATTGTTATCCAATATATGATTGGAAGACAGAGGATGTTTGGATTTATTTAGGTAAAAATAATTTAGCAAGTAATTCTATTTATAATAAAATGAGTTTAGCCGGTGTTCCACTTGCTGATCAAAGACTTTGTCAACCTTATGGGGATGACCAAAAAAAGGGCATATGGTTGTATCACATCCTTGAGCCTGATACCTGGTATAAATTATTAAATAGAGTAAGTGGTGTTAATTCTGGTTCTTTGTATATAAAAGAAAGTGGGAATATTAATGGTAATAGATTCGTAGAAAAGCCAGATAATTTAAATTGGCAAGAATTTACTAACTTATTATTGTCTACTCTGCCAAAAGTAACAAGAGATAATTACATAAATAGGTTTAAAAAATTTATTGTAGGTTGGAAGAAAAGAGGCTATAAAATAATTCCGGACGAAGCACCACATAATTTAGAAGTAAAGCAATGGGTGCCAAGTTGGAGAAGAATGGCAAGGTGTATTTTAAGAAACGATTATTATTGTAAAGGTCTTGGTCAAACACAACCTAAATCGGAAGCATATCAAAAATTTAAATCAATTCAATTAAAAAATAGACAAATAGAAAAAATTAAAAAAGATAATGCAGTCATTAATCAAATAAACATTTTTAATTAAAAAAAACTAAAAAGGATATGACACCAAAAGAAAAGGCGATAGAGTTAGTCACACAATTCAAATTGATTCTAATGGATGAGGATACGGATTGTGGCAATGAAATACTATGCACTTCTATTGCCATTAAGAATGCGTTGATACTTACGTACGAGGTTGGTAGGAGAGTTCCTTATCAAAATAAAAGTTCAAGAAATGAAATCAAGGATGACTTAACTGTTGAATATTGGGCAGAAGTATGGGAAGAATTAGGAAAATTGTAATAATAACCATTTATGTTTTGTATCAGATAGGTAAGGTCAAAACTTGCTTATCTGATATAAATCGTAATCATAACTAAATCAATATGACCGCAGTAGAATATTTAGCATCCTTATACGATTGGCTAATTAAGGAAGAATTAGGAAAAGACCTGGATGATAAAATTATAAAAATGTATCGCGAACGGTGGCTTAAAAAAGCAAAGGAAATGGAGCGAGAACAGAAGCTACAATTTGCAGAAGATTATTATCAATCGAAATTAATTAATCATTAAATAAGAAACCATTATGCAAACAGAACAACAAACAATCCAATTCGCACACGAATACGCACAAGCATTGGCAATGGTCGTGGTCGAGAACTTGATCCAAAAGCAAACCGAAGCAAAAACGGATGGTAATAAAATCCGAGCGAATGCGATTCAAGAATGTATTGAGCAGATAAAATTAGGATTCCGGATAGATAAATAAATTACCAACAATGAAAACGAATTAATATGTACTTCTCCATTTTTAAGAACGGATCATTCAATACAACACCAGAGCCAAATCCGATTACGTTAGCGGATTTAATACGGTTAATCAAGTTCGATGAAGAGCTGAAGCAATCCGTACAAATCGCACAAGAATACAAATCAAAAGGCGATAAGGAAAACTACACGAAAGCGAAATCGAAATTACCTTATATTACTCCACACGGACAATTCCGTGAACGAAACAATCAAGGGTTAATTGAATCAAGTTTTAATTGGATTGCAGCCATAGACATAGACGAACAAGACCAGGTACAGGGTTGGAAGTTAACGGATACCTTTGGGAAGATAATCAAATCCGAGTTCGTGATACTTGCGTTCCGTTCTCCGTCCGGAAAAGGAATAAAGGCGTTTGTTTCATTGCCAAAGAACGCATACGAGATTGTAAACCATTACGACATATATAAACAATGTATAGTGCCGTATCTGGAGCTGGAATGGAATGCGAAGCTGGATGAAAGGCAAGGTGTTTTATCGCAGCCGTTTTTTCTTACTCACGATTCTGATTTATATTACAATTCCAATTACACCGAACTCGATGCAATTAAATACGAGTTGAAGCAATTGAATCCGTTTGCAAATCAAACGCAAATTATTAACGGCAAGGTTGTTA